TGGTACAGCAGGGCAGTTCTTACAATCTAATGGTGCAAGCGTACCTACATGGGCTACACCTGTTAGTTATGCGACTGTTACTGACGATACAACGACTGCTACGACACGTTATCCGTTATTTGCTAATCAAACAACAGGCAATCTTTCTACTACTTATACAAGCTCTACTAAGTATCAATACGTACCCTCTACAGGTACATTGACTGCAACTGTATTTAGTGGAAGTGGTGCAAGTTTAACTTCTATACCTAATGGTGCTTTAACTAACTCAAGCGTAACGATAGGCTCTACTGCTGTATCACTAGGTGCGACAGTTACTACTTTTGCAGGATTAACTTCTGTAACTTCTACTACTTTTGTAGGCGCATTGACTGGTAATGCTAGTACCGCTACAAGTGCAACAACAGCGACTAATGCAACTAACGTAGCAGTAACAGACAATACAAGCTCTACAGCGACTTGGTACCCTACTTTAGTATCAACTACGACAGGTAATTTACCTATAACAACTAGCTCTACTAAAATTAGCTTTGTACCTAGTACAGGAGTATTAAGTGCTAATGGTGTAGCTTTAACAGGCAATTTAGGTACAGTAACAAGTGTAGCTGCAATTACTTTAGGTACAACAGGAACTGATCTTAGTTCTACAGTAGCAACAGGAACTACAACACCTGTTATTACTTTACAAGTACCTACGGCTTCTGCATCTAATAGAGGAGCTTTAAGTTCTACTGATTGGACAACTTTTAATAATAAAGCACCATCATTTACTTATACTACTAATTATATTCCTTATGGCCAAGGTACTACTACACCTAATCAATCGTCAGAATTAAACTATACAGGTACGACTTTATCAGCTCCACAAGTATCTGCTACAAATGGATTATTTGTTAATAGTCAAACAGTAAGTGTAAACTATACAATTCCAACAGGCTCTAATGCTATGAGTGTAGGTGCAACTGTAGCAGGTGGTATAACAGTAACAGTACCTTCAGGTTCAAAATGGGTTGTATTATAAATTTAGGAGATTTACATGGCATCAATCATTAATGCAACAACAACAAACGGAGTAGCCATAAGTGCTGATAACTCTGGTATTTTACAACTTGCTACGAATAGTGGAACAACAGCTTTAACATTAAGTGTAGCTCAAGCAGCTACTTTTGTTAGTAGTGTAACTGCAACATCATTAACTGCTCCTATATTAAGTAGTGCGACTACATTATCACTACAAACAAATGGTTCTACTACAGCAGTCACTATAGATGCTAGTCAGAATGTGGGGATAGGGACGGCTAGTCCTAATGCTGCCGCAAAATTGCATTTATATTCTTCGGTAGTTTCAAACGTTGGAATACTTCGTATTCAGCATTCTTCAGGTTCGTATAACGCTGGCTTGGTACTACTAAATGCAAATAGTACAAACGGAGGAAATCTATTTATTGATGGAGCTGGTGGTCTTCAATTAATTCAAGGGGACAACAGTTATTTAGTATTTGGCACTAACAACACAGAACGTATGCGTATTGACGCTAGTGGTAATGTGGGGATTGGGACGAGCAGCCCTTTAGGACGATTAGCATTAGGCTCGTTGGTAAGCAGCCAAGTTTTATCGATATACGATGACGGGACAAACTGGTATGGATTTGGAATTGCCGGCAACAATTATCAAATGAGTGCGGCTACTGGCGCATCAATTACCTTTAATAACATTACAAGAGCGGGTGTTTTAACAGAACGTATGCGTATTGACTCTAGTGGCAACGTACTTGTCACTAACCCAGCAGGTCTAGGCTACGGCACAGGGTCAGGTGGTACGGTTACTCAAGCTACTTCTAAGAGTACAACCGTTACGTTAAATAAGCCTACTGGTCAGATAACAATGAATGCTGCTGCATTGGCGGCAAATACGCAAGTTGGATTTCAATTAGCTAATTCTATAATATCTGCAACAGATATAGTAGTTATAAGTTTAGATAACTCAACAGGCAATAACTACCGCATTAAAGCAACTCCCTTTGGTGGTGGTTGTAACATCTATATTACCAATGAATCAGCAGGTTCTCTTTCACAATCCGTAGTAATCAACTTCGCAATCATTAAAGGAGCTACAGCATGATTTATCTAGCAACAGTAACACACGACATTAAATCAAACACACTAGAAGCTACATGGCTTGAAGAAGTCTTAGATGCTGATGGTGTAGTCTTATCCTTAACTCGCAACAAGTGTCGTAACTATTCCGCAGAACAGAAAGCCGAGTTTGATATAGATACAGGTACAACAGTTTATTCAATATTGGCAGGGTGGTAAAGTGCAAACTCAAATCACAGCATTAAACGCAAAGGTAGGGATTTAATATGGGAACTGTAGTGATTAATGGTTCAACTTCAGGTAGCTGTACGCTAACACCAGCAGCAGTAGCAGGTACAGCAACTATTACTTTACCTACAGTAACTGGTAATATGCTTTCATCTACAGGTGTAACTGCTTCAGTATTAGGTACTGTTACTAACAAAGTAGCAATTAATATTGGCGGTACAGTTTATTACTTATTAGCTTCTACAAGTGCAACTTAATCATGGCTAAAAATTTAGAAGTATTTGGTAAATGGTATGATGGGATATTAAATTCATTCCCATTCTGCTTAGACGATACATGGATTAAAACAATCGGTATTGCTTGGTTATTTACAATAGAGGGTAAGTGGTCATTTATCCCTAAGATAGTACCGACAAATTGGCAATATGCTAATGCCTGTATTTTTGTACGGTTTGGTTTACCATTTGCTTTTTTTATACAATTAAGATGTAGTGAAACACATTTATTTCAAGGCGGTATTGGTTGGAAACAAAATGGCAGATTTGCTATTCATTTTAGATTCCAAACTGATGCAAGTTCAGCTATCGGTTATCATGTAGGCTTACCTAATACAGATCATGCAAGTGGTTTTGAATATGGAAGGCATTAAAATGATTAATTACGTATGGAAAATATTAGAAATATCTGCTGAGAATGAGATAATCACTCATGCTAAATACTATGTAACAGCAAGTGAAGATGATAGATTAGTAGAAACAGAGGGAAACTGGTGGTTCAATTATCCTGTAACTATGCCTTTTGCAGAAGTAACAGAAGAAATGGTTGTATCATGGATTGAAAAAGAAACTATGAGAGATGGCATAAATATTATAAAATCTCGCTTAGAAGAACAATTAAATGAAATAAAAACTAATGGTACTGTTGTTGCACCTTGGTTGCCACAAGTATTTACTCCTACTTAAGGATTTATTATGACGATGCCACTAGACATAATTTCACGAGCTTTAAAAGATATAGGAGCATTAGAATCAGGCGAAACACCAACACCTGAAGCTACTCAAGATGCTTTTGATATGCTTAATGATCTTGTAGATCAATGGTCTAATGAAGATATGATGGTCTACAATACGACTGAAATTATTTTCCCTCTTGTTGCAGGTCAAGTTCAATACACGATAGGCCCTACACCCTCTACTGCTAACTTCATTGGTGCTGTGTTTACAGGCTCAATTCAAGGTAATATTTTGACAGTTACAGGCATTACGAGTGGCGCAATTGCACAAGGTCAAACCCTTAAAGGGACTAACATTACAGCAGGTACTAAGATTGTTCAATTCTTAACAGGTGCAGGTGGTAACGTAAATGAAATCGGTACATATGAATTAAACATACCTTATCAAACACCAATAGCTTCACAATCAATTACAGGCTATTACCAAAAGCCTTTATACATTGACCAAGCGTATGTAAGAGTAAACACTCAAAGTAACGGCCAACCTGTTTTAAATGGTGGTTTAGATTATCAAGTCAGTATTTTAGCTTTAGAGAATTATAATCAGATTGGCTTAAAAACACTTAATGGCCCTTGGCCTAAAGCACTTTATTACAATCCTAACGCTGTAACAGGTAATGTATTTGTATGGCCAAACCCTGCTCAAGGTGAGATGCACATATTCTCAAGTACAATCTTTAGTAACTATACTAATTTGTATGATGAAATTGCTCTACCTCAAGGTTACTCAATGGCTCTTAGATGGAATCTAGCAGAACGATTGATGCCTATGTATGGCAAAGCCTCACAAATACAAATAGGCATGATTAATCAATATGCACAAGAATCTAAATCTACAATCAAACGTAATAACATGAAGCCTATTGCTTCTGCAAGTTATCCTAGCTCAATGCTAGTCAGCAGAGCAAAAGATGCAGGTTGGATTTTGAGTGGGGGCTTCTTCAGTTGACATATTCCGCTAATTTATGTATGAAAACTTTAATACGTGGTGATTCTTATAAGGAAAGTGATTAAATGTCAGATTTTGGATTTGTAGGGCCAAGTTATGAAGCACCTAGTATCTACCAAGATGCTCAAGAGTGTATTAACTGGCGTCCAGAAATTGACCCATTAAAATCCCCTGCTAGTGCAACTTCAGCAGCAAGTAGAGGTATTGTTGCTTTATATCCAACACCTGGCTTACAATCATTAATTTTATTACAAAATCAAGCTCAATTACGAGGCATGAGAACTGTATCAGGTGGCAATTATTTAGTAGCAGTATGTGGCCCTTATGTTTATGTAATGGCTTCAGACTTTAACCCTACATTAATAGGCACATTAAATTCTAATTCTGGCATGGTAGGAATTACTGATAATGGATTAAATGTTTATATAGTTGATGGTGAAAATCGTTATACATGGCGCATATCAAACCCTGCTAGTGCAGTATTTACAGGTTCAATTACAGGTACAACTTTAACTGTTACTTTATTAAAAAGTGGAAGTATTGGTGTAGGTCAATCTTTGTTTGGTGTTGGTTTAACTGCTGAAACTGTTATTAATGCTTTAGGTAGTGGTAGTGGTGGCCCAGGTACTTATACAGTTAATATTTCACAAACTGAAACTTCAGAAATAATGAATAGTGCTGCTGTAGCTGCAACATTAACTGGATCAATATCAGGTACAACTTTAACTGTTACATCAGTAACAGGAACATTATATCCAGGTCAAACAATACAAGGTACTGGAGTAACGGCAGGCACGATTATTACCACATTAGGGAGCGGTACTGTTCTCAGTCAAACAATTACTGCTGGTGGCACAGGTTATAACGTAAATGATGTAATTACAGTTTTAGGTGGTGTATATGGTACAACGCCAGCAACTTATGTAGTAAGTACAGTTTCAGCAGGGGTAGTAACAGGTCTAACAATGACTAATGCAGGTGCTTATACTTCATTACCTACTAATCCTGTTTCTACATCATGTAGTGGTGCAGGAATAAACTTAACATTAACACTTACTTTTGGTACAGGTTCTGGTGGTACAGGTAATTATGTTGTTAGTGCTTCACAAACAGTAGCATCAGAAACATTATATGCGCTTAACTTTAGCGTATTGCCTAATTCTGATGGTGCATTTAGTGGAGCTACTTCAGTAGATATTGTTGATAATTACTTTGTTTATAATAAACCTAATACTCAACAATGGGGAGCAACTAATCCTTTATCTCCTATTAGTCAGCCTTTAAGTTTTTCATCTAAAGATGGCGCACCTGATAATCTTGTTACATTAATTGTCGATCATA